AAAAAGCGTTCGGTGAAACAGGTCGGATTGCTGCTGACGCTTTCAGCGATGCGAATAAGAAAGTCAACGAACTTGTCCCTGGCTTCCAAAAGATTGCCCTGGCTTCTGCAGCAGCCTTTGCGGGTCTAACCGCCTTTGCAACCGGGGCAGCCAAAGCTGCGATTGAAGATGAAGCCGAACAAGCCAGGCTGGCAAAGACCTTGCAGAACGTGGTCGGTGCTACGACCGCTGCTGTTGACCAGACTGAGCAGTTCATCAAGGCTCAGTCGAGGTTGACGGGGTTCACGGACAGCGAACTTCGTCCGTCGATTGAGGGCTTGGTTCGGGCCACCGGTGATCTTGGCAAGGCTCAGCAGCAAGTTATTCTTGCGCAAAACATTGCCGCCGCTACAGGAGCACCGTTGGTTGAGGTTGCGAATGCGTTGGCTCGTGCGAATGTGGACAACTTCAGGTCGTTGGTTGCGTTGGTTCCTGCGTTGCGCGACAACATCAAAGAAGGCCAGTCGTTGGATCAGGTCTTTGGTGAGTTGAACTCCACCAACACGGGTGCTGCTGCTTCGGCTGCAGGTACTACCGCTGGTCAACTCAAGATTCTGCGTAACAGTATTTCGGAAGCCAGAGAAGCAATCGGTGTCGGACTTCTGCCTGCCATTGCTGCTGTCGTTCCCGTATTGACAAAGTTGGCTCAACTCATTGAGGACAACGCAACTGTGTTCTCGGCATTCGTGATAACGGCTATCACTTTCACAGGGACGATGACTCTTCTCGGCATTGCTATGAAGGGTTACGCGGTGGCAACGGCCGCTGCAGCAGTAGCAACCACGTTGCTAGGCAGGACAATAACAGCGAGTGGCATCGGAGGTTTTGTTCTTGCTTTCTCGGCTTTGACGGCGGGTGCGGTGCTGTTAGCGCAAAAGCTCTTCGCAGTTGAGCAGGCAACCAAGAAGGTGGAATCGGCTGTAGCTGGTGCGGATGGCATCGTTCGGGCAGCAGGTCGCTCGTTCATCTACCTGACTGGCGAAGTTCTGATGCTGAACCAAAGTCTGTCGCGATCAGTCAACGTGCTTGCCACTCAAACCAACCGGCTCGAGGCTTTGGCCGGTGCCTATGGGGTCACCACATTCAAGACGGGTCAGTTTGAGCAGAAGACTGGCGGTGCAGCGAAGACTGTGCAGACAGCCAAAGAAAAGATTGCCGAGTTCACGTCAGTGTTGAAGCGTGCGCAGGGTGCGTCGGATTCGTTCGGGGCAGCTCAGAAGCGTGTTGGCGATGCACAGTTGTCTGTTGTCGATGCCAACGATGCTTTGAAGAAGGCGCAGGATGCGTTAGCAAAGGCTCAGCAGGGTGGGTCGGCGCAGGACATTGCTGCAGCTCAGCGTGCTGTGGCGGCTGCTGAACGTGGTGTTGCCCGTTCAAAGTTCAGTCACGAAGAGTCAATCATTGCGGTTCGTGATGCGGAGCGAAAGTTGGCTGAGATTCGCAAAGACCCCGAGGCCACGGCTGATGAGATTCGCCGGGCCGAGATTGACCTGGCTGAGGCAAAGTTCAATGTTGCTGACTCTGAGGATCGCCAGATTGAGACGGCTAATGGGTTGGCTGACGCTCGACGGAATCTGCGTATCGCAACCGATGGGTTGCGTCAAGGTGATGAGGAGTTGTTGCCGTTGCAGCTTGCGGTGGACACGGCCACACGTCAGCAGACACAAGCCAACAACGAGTTGGAAGCATCTTTCAAAGCTCAGACAACTGCGTTGGAGGATTACAGGATTGCGTTGGATGAGTTGGCTGAGAGCATCAAGAAGTTCCCAAAGATTTCATCAAACCGTCCTGCAGTCGGACTGATCCCGATGGTGCCTGCTGTTCAAACACCTGGAGCGCAGAGCGGTAGTGGCGGTGGCTACGGGGACGAGTTACGCAATGTACGCATCACCGTTGACACGGCCATTGTGAATCCGTTGCAGGTTGCGCAAGAAGTTCAGGACTATCTCGACTTGTTGGCGCGTTCTAACGGTCTTTACGCGGTCTAACCGATGGCCAAGACAGCGTTATGGGGTCAGACCTACAAGATTCTGTTGGACACTGGACTTCTCCAGGATGCGTTCACACTTGATACCTCGACGCTGAACGGCACCGATGTGCTTGATGGGAGCACAGATTTTGCTGACGTCACCGAATACGTGCTCAGCGTAGGAATCCAGCGTGGCCGTTCAAACCAGTTGAACTCTATGAATGTCGGACAGGCAACTATCGTCCTGGACGACAAAGCGTCAGGTCGTTCCTTTGACCCGGCAAACACGGCATCCCCATACTTCTTGGGAACTTCTGGTATCGCTCCACGACACTTCGTGCAAATCTATGGTGGTACCGCAGGACAAGAACCGTTATTCATTGGCCGTGTCAACGACCTTGACATCGACTACCAGCAGCCAGACAACTCGTTCGCCCTCGTCACTTGTGTTGATGACCTGTCATCGTTGGCTCGCACCAACCTGATCGGGTTCAACCCTTCAGCACAGCTCTCGTCGGCTCGCATCAACACCATCCTTGACCGCCCCGAAGTTGCGTTCAGTACCGCAAACCGCGACATCCAAACAGGTATCGCAACACTCGGCACCGTCGCCTATGACGCCAACACCAACGTCAAGTCGGCAATCGACGCAGTTGTGTTGGCTGAGGATGGGCGGTTCTTTGTGAACCGTGGCGGTACGGCAGTCTTTCAGCCTCGTGTATCTTTCTCGTTCGGTACCGCTGACGTTGAGTTCAGTGACACGGTCGGCCCTGAGATTGCCTATCAGCAACTGTCGGTTGGCTATGGGGCTGAGACGCTTTACAACAGTGTCCAGGTTGGAGTGCAAGGGTTTGCAGTATCCACAGCCGTTGACTCAACATCAACATCCCAGTTTGGTATTAGTAACCTCAGTTTGAATGATGTGCCGTTGAATGGTCAGGCTGCCGGGGATTCGTTGGCTGCGAACCTGCTCGCCAAATACAAAGACCCCGTGTTCCGATTCAACGAGATTGGGGTGACGTTGAACGGGTTGAGTTTGGCTGATGCCCAAGCCGTGTCTACGCTTGACATCGGTGACCTGGTTGCAATCACTAAGACATACACGACTGGGTCTCCTGCGACGGTCACGAAAACTATGTTCGTGGAGAGCTTGTCTCATGAGATTACGCCAGGGTTCCATCGGGTTCGTCTCGGCCTCGGTCAAGCCCAACTGTTGACCCAGTTCATTTTGGATACGAGTGAACTTGACGACGCTGACGTTGGGCTAGGATAACTGGCATATGGCCAAGCAAACTTTTACAACAGGGCAGGTGCTGACCGCTGCACAGATGACAACTTTGCAGACCAACGACTTCAACATGTCCGTCTCAACACAAACCGCCAACTACACACTCGCTGCTGCCGACAAAGGCACACGCGAAGTGATGAACATGAGTGCTGCCGGAACCGTCACGGTGCCGAACTCGACGTTTGATGCTGGTGATGCGGTGTGGTTGCATTCGATTGGTGCTGGCACGATCAGCGTTGTCGCTGGTGCTGGTCTCACGTTGAACTCTTCTGCTGGTACGGCTCCGACGTTGGCGCAATGGGAGGGCGGTGTCGTCTATTTCACCAGCGCGTCAGCAGCCATATTTTTTCGCGGTGGCGGCACAACTTACGGTGTAGCCACAGGTGGCACGTCAAGCAGTATCACAGTCGGCGGGGTCAACTACACGCTGCTGACTTTCACAGCGACAGATACTTTGACGGTTACGAAGGCTGGGTTGTTTGATGTTTTGATGGTCGGCGGCGGCGGCGGCGGTGGTAGTACTGATGCTGGTGACGGAGCAGGTGGTGGCGGTGGTGGAGGCGGTGTTGATAGCGGCACTATTTATCTTTCAGCAAACACGACGGTGACTATCGGCGCTGGTGGTGCAGTGAACAAGTTTGGCGCTTCAACTACTGCTTCTATTGCAGTTGGCGTAGGCGGCGGAGGCGCACTTTCAGGAAATGTGGGAGGCAATGGTGCTTCTGGTGGTGGCGGTGCAAGTCTGTCGTCACAAGCAGGTGGCATATCTGTTGTGCCGAATCAAGGTTTCGCAGGTGGCAATGGTGCTGGCAACGGTCTCGGTGGTGGAGGTGGCGGTGGCGCTGGTGCTGTTGGCACAAACGCTTCTAGTGGTAACGGTGGGAACGGTGGAGCAGGCGAAGAAGTAAATACCTTTATTGGTGGCGCATCTACTATTCGTGGCGGCGGCGGTGGTGGTGGCGGCGGTTCACAAAGCGGCTCAAGAGGTACTGGTGGTACTGGTGGTGGAGGTCAAGGCGCAGGAGGACAAACCAATCCTGGTGTCGCTGGAACTGTGAATACTGGTGGTGGTGGCGGTGGTGGCACACGGGATAGTGGTGGTAATGGTCTCGCAGCAGCGGCAGGTGGCTCAGGTGTCGCTTACATAAGGTTCAAGGTCTAACAATGGCTCACTTCGCACAAGTATCCGATGGCATCGTACGCAATGTCATCGTCATCTCAAACGACGACTGTGGTGGCGGTAACTTCCCTGCATCAGAAGCAGTTGGTCAAGCGTTCATTGCGTCACTCGGCTTGACTGGCGTATGGAAGCAGACTTCGTATCACGCCAACTTTCGTGGCGTTTACGCAGGCATCGGCTTTACATACGACGCAGCCACCGACACATTCAGCGCACCACCAGTAGTTGAGGATGCGCCTCTCTAACAGCCTTCGTTGGCTGATACTCGCACCGGCAGTCTTCTTCGCCTTCTGGCCGACTACCGCACAAGCAGACCCGCAACCAGGGCTTGCCACCACCTACTACACCATCGACGAGATA